TATCACCAGCTGCTTTATCACTTCCTTTACTTGCACCACCTTTCACCTTGCTCTGCATCTTGGGAGATTGATGTAGAAGCTTAAGAGACACTCCATCCTCAAAGATCACTTCACTGACATAACCACCACCCTTGCTGTCATACCATGTCTTGATATCTTTCACGGCGACATTGGTCGTGATCGGTGTGCCTTCAGGCATTGAAAAATCAATACCCTTATGAAATGAAGAAGCCCCTTTGGTAGGGGCTTTTCGTGGACCATAATTTGAACTGATCTTGTAAGATGACAATGGTTTGCCACCTGCTTGTAATCGGGCTAGATGTTCATTCGATACTTTCTGGCCAGACATTGAGCCACCATACCGAACATCAAGATGAGGACCCGTACCAATCCCTGATTTACCCGATACACCTACAAGACGTTTAGATAGTTTTTGCTGTTTAGATAGCTCGTTCGTAGTTTCCTTTAATGCTTTATTCTTGGCATCGATTACCTTTTTGTTTTCCTCATCAATAGCTAAAGCTTTTAAGCCTCTCTGATACAACTCATTCGTGATATCAACCCCTTCTTTTCGCGCCCAATTTGCAGTTTCTACCATTTGTTTTACTTGGTCAGGAGAATACCCTTTAGCAAGTAATCCTTTAGTAAGATATGCATCAAACTCACGATCGAAAAGAGAATCAGCATACTTCTTTTGTGCATTTTTAGCTGCTAATGCGGCCTTTTCATTCTCAGTTAAGGACTTAGTGTTTTTATCAACGCCAACAATGGCATTTTCAGCCTTATTACCTGCAAGCGTTACTTCTATACCAAATAAGTTATACGTTTGCTTGGTCTTGGCTGCAGTTTCTGCCGCTTCATCATAGGCATTCACTTGTTTGAGCAGTGCATCCATTAAATCAGAAGGAATCTTCTGATTCTTTAATTGCTCAATTGCTTCAGTATAGGAAATGGTACCAAGACGTGCTTTATTCGAAATTTCAGCTACTTTAGCATTACCTACAGCATAGTTCTGGATATTGATTAATGCTGAACCGACTGCTAATTCTTGTTTTTCCAAAGCTTTGTTTTGATCATTTATTGTCGCTGCTAAATCACCTAATTTTTCCTTACGTTGTTCATCATTTAGAGCCTTGATTTCTTCCTTAGTTAATTTTGCCGCTTCAGCCTGCTCTTTTAACTTTGCTGTTGCTTCTGCAGATTTACTTGAGAAATACATATAAGTAGCAGCCAAAGCTGTTACTCCTAATGTGATTGCTCCGATTGGGCCACCAATTAAGCCCCACGCTCCACTAACTAAACTTGCCATTGAAGCACTTTTACCCTGAGCTGCTGTGACCGCTTTGGTTGCTTTCTCTACATTATTGGCTGCAAGTACATATCTGGCGCTAGCAGCACTTGCTCCAAATTTAGCTTGTGTTTCGGCATTTGTTGCTCTTACATTCGCTAAATGTGCCTCAGCTTCAGCCAAGGCAGCTTTTGCACTTTCTATCGATTTTTGCTTTTGCAATTGGGTAGCTGCATTGTTAGCAACTAATGATCCTAATTTGGTATTTAAAGCTGACACTTGTGTTGCAATCGCTTTAGTGAGCAATGCTGTACCACCCAAGATCGCAACATAAGAAATTGATTCTAAATTTTCAGCTAAAACCTGAATTGAACCTGATAATGCTTGAGCTGCGCCGCTTCCTTGTCCAGCTTCGCCTACAAACTTAGTAATTTCATTATTAAGTAGAGTTAATGATTGTCCAATTGTAATATCAGTTTTAGCAAATAATGCATCTACATCATTTTGAACATTTTTAAGCGCTTTAACGATTTCTTGTGAAGTAATTTTCCCTTCAGCGGCTACAGATCGTAACTCACCTACAGTAATACCCATACCCTGAGCAATTGCTTTAGCTAATGCTGGGGTTTGCTCCATTACAGAATTAAGTTCTTCTCCACGCAACGTTCCACTTGCCAAGGCCTGCCCGAACTGAACTAAAGCAGCATCAGCAGCTTCTGCACTTGCACCACTAATTGCTACGGCTTTAGATACGGTTTCAGTTAAACGCGCAGTATCGTCCATAGTAAGGTTTAAAGTCTTAGCATTATCGCTAAAGCGTTGGTAAACCTGTAACACCGAATCCCAAGCTGAGTATGTTTTTTGAGCAATTCGGAAGGTATCTTCTGTTGCCTTGTTTAACTCAACTTGGTTGTTAGTTACTAATTTGAGACGGTTTTGAAGACCAGTGTAAGTATCCATCTTTGAAACTGCAGCCCCAACTGTGACCAAGCCAGCCATGTATCCAGCAAGTTGACGTGTAGCAACAGATAATGCATCCATTGATTTGGTGGCAAAGTCACCTTTACGCTCAATGCTATCCAATTCATTGCCTAGATTACGCGCATTACGCTCTGCATTTTTTGCATCAATTACAATGACGAGACGTGATTCTTGTGCCATCTTACTTTCCTCTAGGCAATAAAAAACCCACTCAATGAGTGGGTTGTTAAGGTTGATTTTTGGGTTAGTGTTTTTGCTTAAGATGCGCTCTTGTTCTCGTGATATCTCAATATGCTGGCAACCTTTTGGAACAGATAGCCCACTAAGAATCCATTTAAGATTATCCCGATACCTGTAATAACCATGATTCCTGACCATACGGTCTCGGTGCCATAATAAGTTCTTGGAACTTCAACTCGGCCAAACACAAGTATAAAAATAAATCCAGATATAATACCTAGAACAATTAACCCCCATCCGATGGCATTGCAAACTTCACTTTCTTTCATTGTTTGATATTGTGGTGTGCTCATGCTGTATCTCTTCTTTAATTACCAATTCGAATTTACTTTCTGCTGAGTTTTAATCTTTTCAGCCATATCATCCGATAGAGTATTAATCTTACTAATAATCAGTGGTGTGGACTTCCTACTTTCAGTTATAGGGTAATTTTGTGCAGGCATCATTATTCCAGCACTCATGTGCGATGGAGCGCTATAGGTTAAACCATCATAACCCACGCGCATTTTCCCATCCTTAGTGTCCACTCTTACAGTAAAATCAACACGTTCGTTTCCTGTCATTGCCAAGCACTCCATGCCCGAACAAGGATATCGCATATTGCCCTTTCCAATGATAGTGCCTGATGCCTTATCTTCATATTGAATTACTGCGTTAGCAGAAGCAAAAGCTACAGCGAACCATTGTCTAGCGCCATCATAAATCTGTGCTTGGTTTAATCCATCAATTTGATAAACCTTTTCAAATTTTACAGGCTCTGAGGGTTGTTGGGGAGTTGTCGCACACCCCGCTAAGCCCAATCCAAGAAATCCCGCTAATAAAATCTTTTTCATAATGTAATCCATTTGTTATTAATCTCACACAATTTAACAAATGGACAAAATAATGTCATCAAGAACTTAAAAAGGAAGATTCTCTACTAGTCCATGTGGTCAAGCCAAAATACATCCTCAAAATTTTTACATACACCTGCTTTTTTGAGTTCTTTATATATAAGTAAGGCTGTATCGATCTTGACAGAATGTCCCTGCTCGGCTCTTGTCACATAGTTTGATAGAACTCTGCTACCACTAACAAAACCACACCGCTTTGATAGCTCATAAACCGTTAAGCCTGCTTTTTCACGCAAACAAGCAACATTATTCTTTACTTCCATTGCTGCACCACAAGTTAAATTTTAGAATATTGTAGCACAATAAAAGATAATTACTATTTTTTGTGTTAGCACAACAAAAAGAATTGACACAATAAAAGATATTAAATAAGATGACTTCATCAAGGCTAAAAGCCATGAAAAAGAAAACCCCTTGCAGACGTCGAAATCAGGCAAGGGGTTTATGTCTAAACCAATGGAGATTTAAGACATGTCTAATATAGCACAAATCAACGATACCAAAATATCAATTGTTAACTTCAAATCTGTTCCAGTTGTTACTACAGCAATGCTTGCTGATTTCTATGGAACCGATACAGACAACATCAAACAAAACTATTCTCGAAATAAAGAGCGGTTTGTAGAAGGTAAACACTTCTTCAAAATTATTGGTGAAGAATTGAAAAAATTTGTAGGTGACTTAAAGTCACTTGCAAATTTCCCTGCAATTTCAAATAAAACTCGATCCCTTATCTTATGGACAGAACGAGGGGCTGCTCGTCACGCCAAAATGTTGGATACAGACCAAGCATGGGAAGTTTTTGAGCAACTTGAGGATTGCTATTTTGTCCGTAAAGAGATTTTAGCTAAAACCCACAAATCAGAACGTGAACCCCTAACCAATGCTGTAAATCTTCTTGTAGCTAAAACTAAGCATTTGAATTACAGCGATGCTTATAAATTAGTTCACCAACGTTTCAATGTTCAGCATATTGATGAAATCCCACATGATGTAATACCTGTGGCTGTTGAGTATGTTCACCACTTAATTGCTATGTACAGCAAGGCTGAAAAACAAGGTTCTTTATTTGATGAAGATCAATTTAAGCTGCTCAAGAACCTAATTGATGCAATTATTTCCCAAAACTTTGCTACCAGTCGAATCTATCGAGCAGTACATATGCTTAACAACGAGCAAGGACACTACTTAGCTGAATATGCTTTTAAAACTAATATTGCAGTTCTAAAACTTACTCGGGCAATGGATTTAAGAGGGCCACTTAATAGAAAAATCATTAGTGATGATTTAAAAACCATAAGCTACACAACAGGCAATCAACATTATAGCGACCGTTGGTTTCATCCATTGATGGAATCGGGAATGCTAGCTGGTGCTTTGCGAATTTCTGGTGGTTGGTAGTCTTCTAACAAAAAAGCCCTTCGGGGCTTTCTTCCATAAAAATACCCTCATATTTGAGGGTAATTTAACATTATTAAAGTTTTGTTCAATAGGTCGATAAAAATAAACGACACGATGTGCCGTTTTATTTTTTTTCCTTAAACTTCTTATGACACTCATCTAGAAACAGGTTATCCAAAGCAAAAATACAGTCATTAAAAATATGAGCAGCCACGGGCAAATCATTATGCTCAGCATAGACATTGATTGCCTGCTGATCTAAAGATAACGGGATACCCTGCTCATATCGTCTGGATCTGCAAATAGTGCTGAATGCCGAAAGAATGGATTCAGCCGCATAAGAATATTCAGGCGGATCCGGAATGTGTCCACCTAAGAATTTGATTTGTTCGATTTCGTGCGGCGTTTTCGACGCATACGTTTTTTGGTATTTGTAGAGCTCGATGACTTTCCCAGAATTAAAGCCTTTTCTTGATCTGCTTCTTCTTGAATCTTCTGTGCCTGCTCTTTGATGAATAACCAGATCGAAATGCCAATGTCACCTAGATTTAGAAGCTTTGATGCATTCTCAGGCGTATAAGGTTTTTCGGACTCAACAGTTTTACCATCTACGATTTCGGCGAAAACCACACCCTTCCAGTCTTCAATTAAATGGGCAGCACATGCATCCATTAACAACTCGTGATAAAGCTTGGCATCTTCATCTTTTACCATTACATCGTAGCCTTTAGACGAGATCTGGTTACCTGCTCGTTCAATAGCTACCTGAAAAGGCTTATAAGCGATACCACGGACTTTGAACTCAGCCTGTACATCGCCATCAGCACCCTTGTATTCACACCATTTTGATACGTCTGAGCTTTTAATAATTCCGACTTTTAAAGCCATAGCAACCTCTGAAATTTTAGAAATTAAAAAGCCCATGTGATTCCATAGGCTTTGTTACTGAATAAGTTGATTACACAAGAGCACGTACAATCGTTGGAGCTGTACGAACCTGGGCAAAGTTGATGTCTACAGTAATGATGTCGTCACCACCGCCATCCGGGTGATTGGCTTCCATGACTTCTAATTGAGGGAAGTTAAACGAGTATTTACTGCCTTTGCTGTCTCTGATGTCGAAGGTCAGTGTAAACACATCACGGGTTTTGATTGCATCAATCCAACCAGCAGCTGTGGCCGAGAACATGAATGAAGCATTTGCTTCGATATCCATCATTTTTTCAATGTAGAACTCTGGTGTGTACTTACCCGAACCGATACAACGGATTGCTTCAAGGTTGTTATTGATAGAAATGGTAAGAGACTGTAGACACGCTTTACCTTGAATAGACTGACCATTAACTAGCAAGTTTTCAACGTTTGGCATGCTGACCAGTGGTCGTGTTGAAGCTGCCACCGGATTCACTACAGGGTTAGTTTGCTGACGAGTAAACGAGCTACCTACAAGACCAAAGTTACCAGTAATTTTTCCAGTGGTCTGGATAGTAATTTCACCAGAATTAACCTGTACTCCACGATAAATAAAGACTTGGCCAACATCTTCGAAAACTTTAACCAGCGTTAATGACTTACGTACCGTACCACCAAAACTTAAAGCGTTACCCGCCCAATTATTGAAGGCTAAAGCACTTAGGAATAGATCAAATGTTCCAAGTGATAATTCAAACTCTAACTGACCTGCTACTTCTGCTTCAGTAACTACCCCACCTTGTCGAAAACGTGAATCAACCACTTCACTGCTTTCTTCAGTAGAAACATTTTCAGATAAACCATCACTTACACGGCGAACTGTGTACCAGATCGGGTTTGCTGGAGTTGTTCCTAAAACTGCTTCTTCACAAGCATATAATCGAATTTTTGCGCCTGAACTCATTTATGGTTCTCCAAAATTTAGGCAATAAAAAACCCGCTTTTTAAGCGGATTATTAAAGTGTTTCGTCTGTGTCTGAGATTTCTGGCGGTTCCACGCCATTCATGGCTGCAGCAACTGCCTGAGATAAGTTAGTCGGCTGGAAATCCACTGGTGTTTCAGTCAAAGTTTCTTCAACCTCAGGTTCTGGTTCAGGTTCTTCATGCAGACGGATATCAATCCAGCGGCCTTCAGGAACATCCATAGGATTTTCGTGGTCTGCTACGACTGCTGCTCGCTCAATATCAAATTTACGTTTAAAGGTCTTAACTGAAATATCACCATTTTCTAAAGTGGAATATTCTACAGCTACGACAGTGTTGCCATTAGCATCTTTAGGGACTTCTATATACCAGCCCTCCTTAGCAAAACCTAAAGAACCTTTGAGAAGGTAATTACCCACATCAACCTTTTCAAAATCGATTAGCTGCTTTTCTGCATCACTATTTAGCTCAATATGATCCTTAAATAACTTCACAACTGGTGATGCTGACTTTAAGAATCCATTTGCATCGACCGTAGTGTTTGCTGTCGTTCTGTATTCAATCCAGCCACCTATTGCACCAGTTGTAGCTGCCCTAAAAAAATGTCTTGGAGTGGTAGAATAAGTGTGAAGATTCTGTAATTTCCCTAAAGTTTCTTGAAATAAAGTAGTGGTTTTCACATGGCACAATATAGCACTAGCAAGGTTAGGTGAATCTGGTACTAAAGGAGAAAAATACAATACTCGCTGCCCAACTGGAATTGCTTCAAGTGTTGGATATAAGGGCGTACCTTGAGCTCTATATTCATCAACCATTCGTCCTTCAGCTGCAAATAATGAATCGGTAACAAGTGGAATATTATTAAGCCCTCTACCCGTATTTAATGGTGCAGCTGTACCAAGCCCTCGGACCTGCGTATAGTCTGGAGTTAAATTTGGAATACCTGAGGCAAAAGGCAGCATGAATTGCCGTTTTCCTTGAGCTGAGTTATATGGGAATGGCCGGTGATCCCAACTAAATTTAAAAACAAGATTTGCCATTATGCTGTTACCCCGTCAATCACTTGGAAAGTCAAAGTTTCAGTGTGCTGCGTAGTACCACTAACTACAGCTTTAATATCCATCTGACACAGCCCTAAAGGCCAAGTTGCAGTGCTTGCACTAGATTTAATATTTAGCCATCCCTTCTGTGTGCTTTGGTTTAGAGCTGCGCAAGTCAAGGTGGCCACAGCTGCTCCATCAGCCAAAGCTTTAATCTGTGAAGTAAAGGTGTAACCGGTTAGATCAATTGCACGGCGAACATCATCGGGTGGATATTGCAAAGTTTCATCCATATCAACTAGCTGAAGATTTAAGTTGAAAGTGTCACCACGCTTAAAAACAAAATTGCTCATAAGTGATTCCTATAGACATAAAAAAACCACCGATGAGGTGGTAGTGAATAAGACATAAAATACCTCTCAAAATGGAGGTCTCATAATTCAAATTAGTTAATATCTAGGTTTATATCTCTTGTTTCCTCCACTCGTAATACAGTAGTGCCCACCTCTAGGACCCACGCAATAATCCACCACAGCACATGAACAATCACTATCGTAGTAGGTTTTTTTCTGTTTTCTTTCAGAATGATGAGGATGAGATTTTAAGGCCTGATAATTATTTGACGTGGTTGATCGAGACTTTTGTTTAAAACAGCCATCCGTTTCACATAATAGCTTTGTTGATAACCACTGAGGTGATGAGGAATTTAAGGAAATACGTGCCCAGTTTCCTTTCATCTCATAAATATCAACTTTTTCCCCACGTCCTAACTTTCCTACTACTTGACCGTTTGGTTTATCTCTAATATTTAAAGAATTAGTGTTGATATATTTTGATTCGATAACTTCCTCTACTGCACTCTGCGCATTTTCTGAGTCTGAAGTTTGTTTTGGAGAGTTATCATTGCCTGAACCAAAAATCCCTAAAGCTACTAATCCTGCGGCACCCCAGCCTAAAGTTGATTTTTTCATGTTTTACCATTTGTTATAAATTTCTATTACTGTAACAGAATGTAATCACAAATGATAATATGCTGAGGTCATTAAAAATAATCGCCTTGCAGAAGCTTTTTCTTGAACTCAAAGCTCATTATCTAAATCGACACTTACTCCAGTAACAACGTTATGTTTAGGCCCTCCGAGACTAACAACATTAGCCAAGCGTATATTCACATCAGAAACACATAGCTTGTTTTCAGATTGCCATTTGCTCAACTCAACAGACATAACATCTTCAAGATGTCTTTCCAGTTCTTGCCGTTTAATTTCGATTTCTTCTAAAGTCAGCATACATGACATATCAATTCACCTTGTACCCAATGGTCACATTATACTGAATGAAATCAGCATCTTGGCCGACAAAAATTGATTGTCCTTGCAAACATTCTAGATGATCGATTGAGTAATATTCAAAATGGGCAAGCAAAGCATCACTCAGTTTTGTGATTTCCATTATTCCTGAATTGGGACGAGCAAAGCATTGGACCATAATATTACCGGTACGGCGTGTACAAGGATTATCAGCAATGCCTGAAATAAAACTTGGACCGCCCGCAATCGTTAAGCGACACCACAAACCTTCCTTTGGAATCTTAAAGCCTGGTAAATTTGGATACTGGATTCTATCCTGGGAAATACTAGTAAAGCTTTGCATACGTTCGGCAATTGCTTGCCTCGCCTGCTCTAAAGTCATTGCCATATTAGCCGCCATACTTCTGAGAAATAAAGGTAAAGGTGGTGTTGTAAATTCCTTGTGGTGCTTGATCAGACCACCCATTTTCTAAGCGCTCAGCATAAGGCTGGTTGTTCTGTATGTAGACCAAATTACCCAATTTAATCTTTACTGCTTGAATAGCTGCATCCTGAATAGCATTTGTTTCAGGTCCACGTATGCCATAGTCACCAGATCCAACCGAAACAATATGTGAAGCACGGTATGCTCCAGTATCGACGGGACTTAAATTAACTAAAGATTGCACAGTATCTATAACAATATTCTTTACATGCGCTTCTGCTGCTTTAGATACCTCAAGGCTAAAACTAGTCGGCTTTTTCCCCTTCCACCCCATGACTTTTAACCTCGCTTTCCTCATACATCTTAAAGAGATCCTGAGCGATCGCCTGAATTGAATAAGCTTCAAACTCAGAGCTCGGTTCTCGTTCACCCATGAGCTTTTTAATCTTTTGCCAGACATGAACAGCTTCATGTAAAAGCAATCCATAAACTTGAATTCGGTCTTTATCCGCCGTATCACCAATTTGGACGATTGCATATGCACCATCAGAAAAAGTACTAACTTGCGCATCCGCTCCCATATCCAAAAATTGATCGGCCTTATCCATATCTTCAAATAACAAATCCATGTGTAGTTGATTTCGAGCAAGCGTGTACTGCACATGTTGAAAAGGCGAGATATACCATTCAGGAACATAATCAGGATTAACCATTTTAGCCCCTACACTTTTCGAAGCTGACATTTCCAGATTGTACTGGCTGGATCTTGTTGAATATGGATAACTCGAAATGAGCCTAAAGCTGTTAGCCATTCATCGTCAATTTTTGGAGTCATGGATACTTCATTTTGCAGCACAGTTGCTTTTTTATCAGTAGCCAGCACTCCAAGCGTCTCAATCTCATATTGACTGTATGAGCCAAAAAGTACACCTCGGCCAGAATAGTTTTCTTTAACTTCAACATATGTTTCAGTTTTAGGATCCCAATTAGTTTTTGAGATCCGCTCACATGTAAAGGTATGAACGGCGTCCGCTAAATCATCATTAAATGCTTCGGCAATATCTGCCTGAATTTCGTCACGTAAGCCCATATCATGCCCTGTAAAGAGGTATGCCAAAGCCATTAAAACTTGCATTTGGATCTTTCAAATCAAGTGAGTCAATAAAATCAATTGCTATCTGTTCAAAGCTAGAAATTGCTTCAGATCCATCTTGGTATTCTTTTTCTGACTCAACAGAATCAGCTTTGACCTTCTTACGCTTCAACTGCTGGTCTTTGCCGTTATAAATTACTTTGGCCAGAATTCCTTTGATAATTTCACAAGCCGCGTCCTTAAGAAGTGGATCAATAGGATCTGGTACAAAACCTATTCTGTTTTTCATCCAGACATTTGCCAGTTTAACCAGACGAGCTTTATCACTGTCTGGTGCAAAATCGCTGCCCAAAATTGAATTTGCGTCATCTACAGTAATAAAGCTCATTGCATTATTCCTTAGGGATTAATTTAAGAAGTTCTGCTTTTGTTGCTGACGGCTTGTAACCAATATTTTTACTAGCCAAATACTCTTTTAATTGATCATTTGACCAGTTTTCAAAATCATTAGCTGCCGTTTCTGTAGCTGGGTTTTCTGCCGATTTTCCAGCTTCCAATTCAACAATACGTGCTTGCATTGCGGGAATATCGTTTTTAAAAGCTTCAAATTCAGTTTTTATACCGACCACTTGAGCTTCAGCATCTTTGAGAGCTTTATCTGCTAAGACTGCTGCATCTTTTAATCGTGAATTCTCAGATAACAACTCTGACTGGTTGCCGCCGGCCTGCTCTAAGATGGCAATTTTCTGCTTAAGCTGAGTGTTTTCTTCAACTACCTTTTCACACTCAGCTTTTGCATCATCAATCACAGTTTGAAGTTCAGGGGTGACTCCTACCTCGACATTTACCGTGGCCAAAGTCATTTTTTGTGGCTCTTCCAACTTACGAACTTCAACTGGAACTTCTAAAGATTCGTAATCCTTTTGAATCTTTGGATAATTACCGTAAATAATTACCTCTTTTGCTTTCAGATTTGGGGTTTCATAATAGTCAGGGTTAGCAATAATGCCCGTCTCTAATGCAGCCAGTGCTGCAATGCGTGTATAGATAATCTTCATGGCGCTTTTCTCTTAATAATAAAAAAGAGGGCTTATTAGCCCTCTTACGGTTTTAATTTTTAGGTTTTAACCAGTTGTCGCTGTACCTGATAAATCAAGTAAGGTACCTGCTGTCATTTTGTTGCTGGTTGCATATTTAATCCAGTTAGCACTTGAACCAAGTAATGTAAGATCAGGATTTTCACCTTTCGATGTATCCCAACTATAACCAAGAATATCTAGGTTAAATGCACCTTCAGCACGCATACCGATTGCTAAGTTTTCTTCATCATTGATGTCATAAGCTCGGAAGCCCGGTACTTGTGATTCAGTTACTGTTACAGCACCATACTGCAAGCCAAAAGCATCGTTATCACCTACAGCATCCGTCACCAATACCGGCTTTCCTAAGGTTCCTGGTAAACCACCATAGATAACGATTTCAGATTCACCGTAAATTTGCTTAGTGATAGCATCATCGACAATATCGAAATATGTATCTGAGTTCATCACCCATAAGCCAATTCGGCCAAACTTATCACCAAACTTTCGCATACCACGAGTTAATGCTTTGCGGCCATCAACAACGATACTTCCTTTCGCAACCATATCGGGATTACTAGAAATAGCAGCTTTTAAAGAAGCTAAACTGTACTCTAATCGGCCTGCAACCAATGCATCTGCAAGATCGTAACCAACAACCATAGCAAATTCTTCTGGTGTACGAGCACGGCGCTTAAATGCCTCTTCAGTTGATGCATAAGGACCATATTTATATGGAATTTTTACACCTACAGACTCACCTGCACCGATTTTTTCCGGAGTGACTTTTGCATTGGAGTTCACATCGCGATGTTTAATGCTACCACCAACTTTGTAGAATGCATTTTTATTGAAATCACCTTGAATGATTTCATTACGATAAATAATCGCACCATTGGAAGCTTCATTAAAAACATTCAAATTGTCTTGTAATCGTTCTAAATAGGCTGTTTGAGCCAGTTGGTTGTAGATGATCATGTCGGAATTAACTGTTGTAGTCATAACTACTTATCTCCAAATATTTAATGATTAGTTCGGTAGTTTTAGGAAGGCATCATTGCCATGTTCTTTGATGTAATCTGCTTTCTGAGAAACAGACATTTCACTGCGTTTCATTCCTGCAGGCGCTCCACCTTTGCCCCCACCTTGAAAACCGCCACCAGTTCCTTTACCACCTTTAAGAATTAAGTCTTTATGCTGGTATCCACCAACCAATGACTCTAAAGCTTCATCAACATTTGCAAGTTCACCGGGACGTACACGTGAATAAATCTTTTCACCGTTCTGATCGTATGCAACCACCTTGCCCTCTTCGATTTTGAAGTGATGGCCAAAGGTCGCTTGCACCATATCCACAGGTACTGCAATGTTGTCTTGAATGTACTTAGAACGAGCAAAACCACCGCCGATTAGTTCTTTATGTAAAGAGGCTTCTAGAGCATCACGTTGCTCAACAATCGGAGCATATTTTTCTTCAACTGCTTTGATAGCTTCAGCTTTAACTTTCTCAACTTCACCGGCATCCACCAGCTTTTTATCGTCGAGATTTTTGATTGTTTGTAATGCCTTTTTAGCTGCCGCTGGGTCTTCAATTCCTTCAAAAGCTTTTAATGCTTTTTCGGCTGCTTCTTTGGCTTCACGATGTGTTTTAGCTTCATTGTTTAAGCGTGCAATTGTTGCTACCGAGTGTGGTGCATCATGTGGCATTTCTTTGCCGTCATCATGAATATAGATCGGCTTATCTCCGTCTACTTCCGCATAAACTTTACCGTCGATTGTTACTGTTTTAAGTTTCATTGGTCATCCAACCTATATATACAAAATGGGCATCAGCCCGGATTCGCCGTTAGCATCCGCTTTCGGCAGGCAATAAAAAAGCGCCCTTTAGGACGCTTCATTTCTATAAATGATTATTTACTTAAAGCTTGGCGTACAAATGCATCTTTTGCTTCAAGTAGCTTTCTTAATCCTGTGGATTTTTCAGGCCCGTCAGGAAGTTGCTCATCCATTTGCCGAGCTAAATCACCAATTGGCTTACTAACTTGCTGCAAATGTTCAGGTAAATGTTCATATTGGAAATATTGGATAATAGGGCTTGGCATTTTCTTCTCGCAAAAAAAGCACCCGAAGGTGCTATGGTTAAAAATTAAGTTCTATTTGATGAGTGCAATTGCTTTTAATCTTTCAAAAGTAAAACCATAAATTGCCATGGCTTGAAACCTTAATTTGAAGAAATGGCACCAGAATTCATTTTGTGCTCAGAATATATTGAGCATCTGACATATTGATTTGCTTTTCAGGCATTTGTAGTACCTTTAGCTACGTTTACTTTTTATTCCAAACCTCTGATCTAGGTTCATCACCAACTAAGCGGATGCCTTGAGGACCACCTACATCAAATGTTGCCGTGATAGTCGCTGGACCCTCAAAAACACTACAATTCATTTTTACAGCGGTTAATCCAGCTAATGGAATACCTTTTTCCTCGTCACAAAGAGCAAGATGAGAAGATTTATCTGAAACTCTTTTAAGTACCAAATGTCTAACTTTTGATTCACTCATAAGCCAAACTCCATAAATGACAAAAGCGCCATTTGGGCGCTTATATAGGTGAAAATTGTGTCTTAAGTGAGTTTAGAATTACCTGTAATCGGCAATAATTACTCACAGTTAAATCCAGTTCCAACAAGGTCTTTTTTCAAATTTGAAACGAGATTTTGTTGTTCCTGCTGTTGTCCACTAAGATAATTTTTATCTAGAGTCTCTGCACCATCAATAGATTTATAAAGCTCTTTAGATTCCTCTAAATTGTCTTTTAAAAACGTGGTGAGGTTTAGTTTCGCCTGGGCAGCTCTACATAAATTATTTTTAGCTTCTAAATCTTGAGTAGCCTGTTTTACTTGTCCAGTTGTAGGATCAAAAGAATATGCATTTGCCATTGCTGACTCCAAAGCTTCAGACAATCGATCATATTCTTTAAGATATTTTTGACTTGGTTCAGCTAAACAAGTGATGGAAATTAGGGTTAGACATACAAAAGCTATTGTTTTCATATTGTATAAATTCTGATGTTTTAAAAAATATAACATAAGAAAAATTACAGACCCAACTTTTTAAAAGCTTTTTCATCCAACTTTCTCAAATCATCTAAGCTATAGAAACGGCCTTCAGGATCAAAGAACTTATCAAAATCAAATTTCCCATCTTTATAGAGCTTAAAGCGCTTTGGCCCTAGCCACTCCCTTTGAAAGAAATCATCTGTTTTCTTAAAGAACTCTTTGAATGTGGTGTTTGCATCTAACT